TTCTTCATCCTTAGTCACATATTGTAAACGCAAGGATGGTTTTGTTGATTGGTAGAATTGGGCCAGGTCAGTTCTCATTTGGTGAACTCTTGGCATTAATTCATCTGAGTGCTGGATAAAGTACTGTTCTGTTTGGGCATATGAAGCAGCAATAGCTTGTTCTATACCGGTAGCTGTTTGTGATTGATCTATAGGTGTACCCATACGTTGAGGATTCAAACCTATAGATGCAAGTGCTTCTTCTTTAATCCACTGAGCCTGTCTGATCTTTGACATGATCCTTTCATGCTGACTCATGTCTATTTTCTGGAAAGGCATTTGTTGAATAGCAGTTTCTGTATTCAGGATAGAAGTATCTATCGGAATCATTGAGAAGTTCTTAGCTGCCAGGTAAGCCTTTTGGATATTGTTCTCACCCCAATCCTCACCCATTGAGTTCTTAGGCAGTGTCCTTTGGTCAAATACTATAATGGTACCAAGCTCATCTATTTGAATATCCTGTATCTGGTTCAGTACCATGTTGTAACCTACCTGATATGGTTTTAATCTATCTACTAAGGATTTGCTCTGAGTATTGTAATCATTAAATACACGACCTTCTACCGGTAGTTTGCAACCCCAGGTTGTTTTACTACCTTTAAATTGATATTTGATTCTACCTGGAATACCTCCGGTCATACCAACATACATGGGGGCAAAACCAGAAGGGTTATTCATCCCTATAAAGCCAGGAATATTGGGGCCGATCTTGTATCCTCCCCAGGTTTCGTTCATCCAAAACCAATCAATATGTTCTCCAAAAATTAAGTTGTCTTTACTTTTCTCTTTGAAAACCAGTGTGTTATATAAAGGCTTGTCTGTTATTTTATAGCTTTCATCAACTATTTCTTGGATGACCATACCTGTCTCATCTATCTTAGTCAGGTGACCCATCATACGTTGAGTCTTCCAGTAGATAGTTGCTACCCTTACAAGGTAAGCTGAGTCAGTATCCTGAAGATCCTCATTCTCATCAAGGATCCATCGTATAATATCACCGTTACTTTTATGTGTGTTGTAAGCACTCATAAACTGTCTCATGCCTACACCCGGGCCCTGAGTATTCCATTCATATGACATGGTAGGATCATAAAATGCACCACTCTCATTACCTAAACCGGTCTGAGTGTACATTGCACCACGAACAGGATACAGAGAGTTAAGTGTTTCCATCTGGTCCTGGCTCATCATCCATCCGTATTTGTCAATAACTTCTGGTACTGTCATAAGGGTAATCATACCTACCCAAGCAGCATCAGACATGTATCTGACATTAGGAGACTTACGGTAAAATACCTGGGTAGGATTCCATGTCTCTAAAACATAGTCATCTTCTCCCATAACAAAGTGCCAATACTCCCTATCAGTTATAAGAGAGTTTCTGAAGTTTTGGCGTTCCAGTTCTTGCATTGAGAACCTGTCATTGTCAACTGCCATTTGATGTTCGGCCCATTCAGCATAAATAGAACGATAATCTTTTGCATAAAATCTTTGAATCTCCGGCAAACTTTTAATTGCCTGAGGATTCATCATTTGTTGAGCTTCTTCAGATTCAGGATCCATGCCCATTTGTTGCAAAGCAAGTTGTTGTTTTAGTGTAGCTTTTTGTAAAAGTACCTGCTCAACATCTTTATACTTTTCTTGTAACAACTCATTAGCACTTTGTTCATCCCTCATTTCAAAAGTTATCCGAGAATACCTTTTAGAAAACTCATTGGTAAGAACATCAACAACAGTAGGGATAATAGGATAAAACTTCAATTCAAGAGCAGAGACATCTTCTTTTATCAATGGTTCAATTACTTCACTGTAGTCACTTTCTGCTATGATATAATCACTTTTTTCAATTTGTGCATTAGCCAGCTTATAGTTCTTCAGCATTTTACCTGCAGTCCGTTTGAGTTGCCTCATGCCAGTCCATTCAATATAGTCCATTACCTGAGCCGTCCATTGCTGATCCTTTTCTTTCATCGGCAACATCTGGTAAGGCTGGTATATACCACCAAGGGTTTTGCCATATAAAGGCTCAACCTTTGCCCCGGCCTTTAGCTGCATTGCATTTAAAACTGCCATATACGAATAACTTTATCTTATCTAATATTTTTAAATGGGTTTCTATTGGCCCTTAACATGTTACCATTGCCGGCCCTACCAATATTTTGAAATAATGGTCTATCTGCCCCTTTAAATGTAACAAATTTTGACGGATTTTCCAATTTATCATCTGATCTTTCGATTTTCTTTCTCATTCTACCTGAAGCCTGAAGGATCTTTACAAAGGTCATAAGTAGTGCATAAGAGATAAGTCGGTCAGCGTTCATACCAGGTTGGTAAAGCTGCATCTCCTTTAAGATCATAGGGTCCGTTATTCTTTCTACACCATAATGTATCCGGGTAACATTTCCTTCCTGATCTCTTTCCTCATACATTACTTCTGATAAAGAGTTGACAGCATACTCCAAAAGAACCTTCCAAAGCCTGGGTGTCATGGTAATACCGTACCTTTCATTACCACTAAGTTTAATATCAAGCTCTTTGTCAAAAATCATCTCATCCCTAAAGACCAGATACTTCTGACGTTTTTTGGATCTCATGTAGTTGATGAAACCCGGCTTGTTGTTTTCACACAATGCTCTGGCATTATAGTATTCAACTAATCTTGATATGTACTCATTGGTTTCATTAGGGTCATCAAAACGACCACACCAGAATGCTACAATTTTTCCACCCTCTATGTGTGTAGTAAGTTTTACCTCTGGTTTACCTTGTTCCTGTTTCTTTTTACTGATCGGGCCCCACTCTAATTCAACTCCTTCTTTGCCCGGGGCCGGAGCTTTACGGAACACTTCTTCATTAACTACCTCTATGTCCATCTTGTAGACAACTATAGATGCAAGTGAGGCAGATGTAGTTGTCTTACCAACCTCTACCGGGTCAATTGCACATATGTACGTACCGTGAGGTGCATTTTTTATAGGATGTTCATGAATACAAACAATACCTTTCTTGTCAACAGTCTTCATGGGAAGAGGGAACTCACTGATCGGTCTCCGGTCAGAATTTAGTGCCTCTATCTCATTCTTGTTATTCCTGATCAGGTCAACGTACTCCATTGCATATTCACCTTCTTCTATACGTCTGAGCTGACTACCTGTATGCTGTGCCGGGAAAACAGAAACTGTCCTCATGGCAAAAGCCTCTCTGATGTTCCGGGGCCGTTGTGATACTTCAAGCTGATACTTCTCCTCACTCATTACCCTTCTCATCCTTTCAAACTCGTTGTTCAGATAAGCAAGAGCCTCTTCTACTTTTGAGTTACCAAACTCATCAGTAAAGTTTGTTTCTCCTTCCCCGGTCAAACTCCATTGTTCCGGAATAAAGAGAGCAGTAATTCCTGTTGTACCGTTTTCATCAATCAGATCGGTTTCTATAGAATAGAAATCATTGGCATCCGGATTCATTATAAAATCCCTAAGTGGCTCACACTGAGACAGATCACCTACGGATCCGGCTATTGTAAAGACTCCGGTAACACTTGTACCCTGTCTCATAGCTGACTTCATATATCCATATGTGATGTCTGCTGTTGGTGCAACCCCACCTTCTTCGTAGAACATTTCGTTACAGGCACCACCTACACCCGATACCGGATCCTTATCAAAAGAGATGCCGGTAATGGTAGCCATAGTACCGATTTCTACCTTTCGACCATCCGGTGTTTTGGTCTCAACCTTTTGCTGCCATGAAAACACTTTATCCGGAAAGTTGCCACATGCCCAGGCAGTATGCTTGTTTGTAAAGTTGTGGTACTGGTTAAGGAACTTCCAGCAACCGTTAGTAGCATCAATGTACTTTTTATCAGATGCACCTATCTTGGCCACAAAACCTTCCTCAAAGATGTACTTGTTGTAGAGCTTGGCTATATGAAAATAAGAAGAAGCCATCTGCCTCTTCTTAACTATAGCTATGTTCTTACCATGTAACTCGGCCAGGAACTCATACAGGGCCATATGATACTGTACATCCCTGAGGCCGGGAAACTCAAACTTTGTATGTACAGTGTTGTAGATCTGTAGGAAGTTTAACCAATGATACAGAAACCTTGGAAGATACCATACCTGGCCCCGACTACCTTTTATAATAACCCCTTTTCTACATTTTTCCCTTTCACTATCCCAATAATCAATGTAGTCTCTTGACATTCTCGGAGCATCACAGAACATACCCTTTGCTATAAATGTTCTGGCATGTTTGCTAAACTCCTCAACTGCTACACGATCAAACTCATACTTTCCCGGTTTCTTAAACAGTTGTTTAACAAAATCCCTAAACTCTTCTTTAGTCTCAAACCGAGTATAGCCCCAGGTACCATCTTCTTCTCTTGTCGGTATGTTTCTATATAGAATGCTCATCTTTTACTTTTATTATAATCTACTTAGTTGTGAATCGTAAGTACATTATTTATCTTTGTTATATTTTTAAACAGGTTCATTTGTAGTCCTTTTTCTACAGTGTACCAATCATCTTCTCTTCTTATGCTTGGTTGAATACCAGGAATACCTATTTGTTTAGCTATCTCTATTGGAATACAAAAGTTACCCCAATCAATATGTGACATTTCTAATTTTGTAATCAATATTGCATGTCCACATAAATGATTAATGGAATCCCAATAACAAAAATCAGCTTTTGTTTCAGATAACCTTTTAAGAATAAGTTCAACTGTCCAAGAAAGATAGTAATCCTGAATAGATGTTTGTATTATGTATTCAGTAGTAACAAGATTGTTTATTGCATCTAATCTGTTCAAACAAGCATTATTGTTATTGACTTCTGTTTCATAGTATCTTACCCTTGGATCATTATAACTATTTGCCCAAGATTTCATTTCTGCAGATGCACCATTATGATAAATGATCAGCTCCCAATTTGGGTTACTTTGCATTATTAAAGAATCAAGCAAGGGTCGGTTACTGAAAACTTCATTAAAAGCCAATGCTACAAATGTTACTTTCATTTTTTGTCTATTTTACAACCAAATTTTTTTCTCATCTTGACACTCATTAAAAGTTCGATAATGATCATCCCATTTACTTTCTGTTCTAAAGTTTGCATTTTTTTGAAAAACATTAACATCGCCTTTTTTTATTTTAGAAATGTAATTTTCTTTTGTTCTCATAATGCAATGTTTTATGTAAGCTATATCACTTTTAAAATCAGAGAAAGGTCCATATATTTCATTAAAATTTGTATCTATAGTTCCTTTTACAACAAAATGAGGATCAGGTGCAGGTATAGTAAGATTTTCAGGTTTCACAATAGATTTTATATGAGTATTGATTGGATTGGTAAATCTACAGTGCTTGTAATAATCCTTATGTGAACTGTGTATTTCTATGTCAGAAGAACCAAAACATAACCAGTTAATTCCAACCCCCGGGTACTGATCATAATCGGCAAGAAATGCTTTAATGTCACTATGCTTTTTAAGGATCAGATATTCATCTGTATCAAAAAAGGCAATCCACTTATACTCATTCTTGTACTTTACTGCACAATCATAGTAAGCCTTTGTTTGATTGCCCGGCCATACTGACGGCCATCTATGTACTATTACATTAGGGTTTTCTGAAACAACCGGTTCTGTAGAATCATTATCGTAAATAATAATAGAATCTGCCCCTAACTTTAAATAATAATCTATAAACTCAGGAAGCATTTCCGGTTCATCTTTTACTATAAGACAGATGGCTATTTTTTCTTTCATCAGTTCTTTATGTTTAGTACTTTTTCAACTCTTATTTTTTTCTTTACAAGGTTTGATTTCATTACATCCTCAATAAACAGACCATCTGCCATGTATGCATCAGGATGATTGATTCCTACCTTTCTTGCAATGTGTGACTTCAGTGCAAAGTTACTCCAATCCATTCTGCCACGGACAGGTTCTGCATTTATGATATTGTATCCGAAGGAATGGTGGATACAGGGCCAGTAGATCAGATCATTACTGCTTAATTGTTCTATGACATCTACAAACACCGGCATGTAATATTCCTGGATAGTAGTCTGTACCACAAACTCTGTATCTACCAGTTTCAGTGCATCTATACGATTATAACAGCCCCAGGAACCCTTGTTCTCTTCGTTTTCTATGTACTGTATCCTCTCATCACCAAAAGCTTCAAATATGGCTCTCATTTCAGGGTTAGGTCCATCGTGCCAAACAATAGCTTTCCAGTTAGGATTCTTCATGCATTTGAGCATCCCTATGAACATGTATGGTTCCCATTGTTCTTTATAGGTAATGACTACAAATGTTACTATTGGTTTTTTATTACTCATACTGTTTAGTTTCTTTGTATCCGGCTTGTTGATGGAAAGGTATTACACGATCACCTTTTACTTTGGCTTGTTCTTCCTTCAAAACATTCTCAAGTTTATTGTAGTTCTCCCAATAGGTAGAGAGTTCTTTAAGCATAGCTCGTATCTCACTGGAATTACCATCCTTACCAGTAGTAATCTCTTCATCATCCAGAAACCGGCCCACCTTATCCAACATCTTCTTGGCTCCCAAGAATGTTCTGAGCACCGGTGTCTCGTAAAGCTTCTTGCACTTGTTTACTGTATCTACTATAACATCATCCTCAAGAGAAAACTTAAGTGGTGCCAGGTCTGCCATAACCACGTCTTCTTTCTCATCCTCAGGTAGGTTGACATAAGGATTGATTGTACCATCAGGACAGGTTGTAAAGAAGATGTACTTGTAGATCTGTATGTAATCATTAGGGTACAGTGTCATTATTCTCTCAAGCCAGGGTATAGCATAACATGCCTGGCTAGGGGTAAGTTTACGATCCTCAACATCAAATAGATTGATTAACATTGTTGTACTTGTTTAGTATTTTACGGATTCTTCTTGCTGCTCTTTTATGTGCTTCAGCTTCAAGTCTTAAATTGTCTTTTTCTTCAATAACTTCTTCCATAGTTCCTTGGTCAAGAGTAACACTGTCTCGTAACCATAAAAGATAATCAGCAATATCAAGGTGCTTTATTAATGATCTTTTTAGTAGCCATATTTTTATAATTTCTCTCAGCATGTTACTTCAGGGTATTCGTTAAGTTCAGACGGTTCTACAGGCTTAACTATAACAGAAGAGGTTATCATCTTGAGCATCTTTGCAAGAGCTCTTTTAACATCCTCTTCTTCATATAATTTTTTACCCTTTACAATATAAGGAGTCATTGTTCCTATAATATCTTCTATCATTTCAGAACCGATTTAATTACTTGTTTCCTTACTTCATTCCACTTAAGAAGATCATAATCCCTTTTTACCCATTCGCTCATCTTCTGACCCATGTCTTTTACAAAGTTAGGGTTTTTGATACAGTACCTTATATGCTTGATCCAATCATCAGGAGTCTCTACCCACATAATACCCTCCTTACCATAAAGGGTACTGTAAGGAAGAACCTTTGAACAAATTACCGGTATTCCTTTACAGCCGGCCTCAATGATCTTAAGTTCACTCTTATGATTGTTCCAATCAGTATTCAGTAATGGTACCAGTGCAACATCTGCCTGATCATAGTAATCAATGTACTCTTCAAGATCCGTAGAAGGAAGTATTCTTGATGAGCCTGTTTCTGCAAAGACTGAAGCCATCTTATCCCACACATCACGTACCTGTATCATTGTAGGCTTTTTGTTTTCAAAGTCTTCTTTAGTTAGGTAACGAGGAACTGTTGTTGGTTCATATCCTGCCAGAACAAACTCTGCATTGTTTTTAATAAACGGTTCCCCACCCATCTTTTTAAACTTCCCTCTTAACATCTCAATGTCAGCCAAATGAGAAGAACCTCCTACGTAAATAAAAGTCATCTTATCATGTGGTACCGGTTTTGGTACATAGTTCTCATAACCAAAAGGAAGTGCATTTGGAATTACTACAGTATTCTTATTGTACTTTCTTATTTTCTCCTGAAGCTTTAGTGTTGTACAGATAACAAGATCTGCAACTTGTATATTGTCAATTACTTTCTGTGCACTACCTCTCTGGTTCCAAATATCATAGAAAGGATGAGACACCGGCAGATCCCAAGAGTCATCTACGTCTACAATGATTTTAGTACCTTTCTCTTTGATTGCTTTGAGCTGATCAACCTGGGTCCAAATAAACTTACTGTACAATAGTACATCTCCATCTATTTTATGCTCATCCTGAACAATCCATAGCATCTCTGCTTCTTCGTTTTCATCCCATTTCATAAACTCCATGGGAGTAACAATCCTATGATAAGCAATACCTGATTTCTGCTGTACTACAAACTGTAATTTCATTTGATCAATTTTTGTTTATTTGTTTTTAACCAGTTGATTACTGCGTGAACTTCTTTTTTCAAATAAGGAAGTTCTATCTCTTCAATCTCTTTTACAATAAAGTTTCCTGCCTCATCCTTTTTGTAAATAGGGTATCCGTACTTATCCTCGTCTTCTATTTCAAACTTGACGTGCTCAATGATCAGTGTACCCGGGCTGAGATTAGGATTATGTCTAAGCATGACGTACATGTACAGAGATAGCTGTAAAGCATAGTGGTAAAAGTGACAATCTTCAAGATGATTAACCGGTGTCAACATCATCTTTTTTATACCTTCCCAATTTACAAAGCTGTTACGCTTAATCTCCTTAGATGTCTTGTAATCCTTGATAAAGATCTTTGCATCTCTTACCTCTACATAGTCAGACTGACCACATATCCCCTCTGATTTCAGATAGACCATATGTTCAGGATAGATACCATTAAGCAGGACCTGATCAGGTGCATACTTAATACCATCTTCTACTTTTGGCCGGAACACATTAGTTGCCCCTTTCTCGTACAAAGCATCTTCCCTCATCTTATGGTACCAACTACCAAGCTCTACAGATCTTTGACCCTCTGCATTCCATGCATTCTGTATCTCAGTAGGAGGTAAACCATACCATTTGTTTGGATACTTTGCAGTAGGTTTTCTATTAGAGGACTTGATAGATTGTTCCTTTGCATTGAACTTCTCATGCAGATGTCCCACCAAAGTAGTTATACCCAACCACTTAATGTTGTCAGGTATAACTGAGGTGTAGATATGTCCTTTTTCTATAAACTTAATCATTGCTTGCAGGTTCTACCGGTTCAACTTTTGTATTTTCTGTAAGCCACTGATAAAACTCCTGGGCCAAAACAAGTGTACCTTTCATCTGCATAGTTGCTACAGAATCGGCACTCATTGATATTGATCTGTTATTAGTTGCTACTGCCAATTCAAGGCACTTAATCTTCAAATCCGTAGATTTCATCTTTTTTATTGTTTAGTTGTTTCCAAAGATCATATTCTTTCTTATCAATAGTCTTCCAACTGATAAGCTGCTTGTGAAGCATTTTTGCTACAGTAAACGGATGGATATCAACAACTGTTTCATTCCAATACATTGAGTCATTGGAATCCACAGTGTTAGCAAAGAGTATCCAGTAATATAATTTCTCTTCCATTATCTCAGTTTGGCAATCATGTCACGTTCTGCATAAACAAGATACTCCACATCGTCTATAAAGATTTTGGCTCCGTAACCACCAGGATATACGTAAACAACATCACCTGTTTCTACTACCGGTTTACGACCTTCTTTGTTTGTACCTACAGATAAGACAAGAGCTTTTACAAGCATGTTCTCGTTCATGACCATCTGTTCTTTAATGTGCTCCGGTACATAAATACCACTTGTCTTTTCTTTCTCCGGTTCCGATATGTGCACGACAATTATTGTGTCAAGTAGTGCATTAATAGGTACTCTGAAAGTATTTGCCTCTTCAAGAGTAGGTTTCTTCTTCTTAGGATTGAGCTCCTGCATCGGGATTACTATGTTGTTCATTTCTACTTAGGTATTTTTTGTTAGCAATTGTTCTTACGTCTTCTTGTTGTTCCTGAGTGATCAGGGCATCCCATAAAGGTTGTTTGTCCTGATCCTTAAGGTAGCAGTGTGATGACATTGCGTGTACCTTTGCAACAAGGTCACAACCGCAGCCACCACAACTTTCTCTTCCTTTAAATACAGCTTTCTCACTTTCTCCCTTAGGATCATGGTACCCGCACTGGTTTGTTCTGCAGATAGCCAATCTGTTGAGAGCCTCTTGTTTTATTTCATCCTTAGAGGAAATGTAAGCATTGTAGAAACCTTCCACAATGTTATTCTTGTTCCTCCAAGCCAGTGTCAGTTTTTCCTTGAGAGTCATTTTCAGCTTCTTTATTTTTGTAATACTCTTGTTTCTTTTTTCCTGCAAGCTTTTTTTCTTTTTCCTGCTCTTGCCATTTAGGAAGCACCTTTTTAAAAAGTTCTATCTGCCGGTACAGCTCTGCAATATTCTCAGGACTCCTTGATATAGATATCTTGTATTCCCGTTTATCTATCTGTTTCTGTATATCCCAACCTTTGATCACCATGGTACCCAATCCTTTTACAATGACATTGAGTTCATCCATATTAGAAAGGGTTGCTTTGATATCCTTATTATAGAAGGAGTACATTACAGAAAGATCCTCCTCAGGAATATTTAATTCCCTTGCAACTTCAGGAACCAGATCTTTTGTTTTAGTTGGTATCATTTGTCCGGACTAAAGCATTTTATATCAACAAGTATGTTCCCTTTATTCTGAATCTTTACATCAGGATGAACTTTAAGCAGCTTCTTGTTCCTACCCTCCTTTATGATAAGGTTCTTATCCTGCAGACGAGTAATTGCATTCCGGCTACTTTGAACACTCTGAAAGATACCCTTCTCTGTAAGTACCTCACAAAATGGCAGAAGTTCTGCACTTCCTAACGTACCCAATAATGTCAGGCAGTCAAGAAGTGCAGGACTGATATTAGCAATCTTCTGGATATAACAATGCACCATGAACTGAAACCGGATAACATCCGCTTTCTCCATGTTTGGTATTGTCTTATTCCATTTTATTACTTGTACTTCGGCCATTGTTGGTTCCTTCTTTTTACATTAACGGGTGATCAAAATTTCCCTCTGCATTTCCTTGTGCCTGGGCTTGTTTTTGCATTTCTGCAATATTGACTTCTGCCTGTTTACGATACTCATCCTGCTGCTCCGGAGTCATTGCATCCCATTCAGCTTTCATTTTCTCTTCTTGCTCTTGTCTCCTTTTGGCATCATCCTGGCCGGCTTTCCACTGACTCAGATAACCAATAGCTTCCAACTCACGAACCTGCAGTTCCAGATATGCAATCTTCCTTTCAGCAAATGCAAATGCGAGCTTTTCATACTCATCCTGCATCTTCATAAAAGGCAAGTTCTCTTCATAGAACTTTATTGTATCCTCTTTACTCATGGGTGCTTTCCCCTCTGTCTGTTCAGGACCTTCGCTGTACTGATCCTTAATCGGCTTTTTCAGTTTTTTGTTTTCCATAAACTATTTTTGTGTATGCATTTTAAATGTGCAATAAACTTTTATTGTGTAAAGATATAACTATTTCGGAAATAACAATACCTTTGTAAAAAATATTTTTCTATGGGTTTTGCGATATTTGTTATCGTAGCGGGTATAATCGGACTTTATCTTTTAGGTAACTCAAGTAGCAGCAGTAGTATCCCAAGTGATAGTATTACCCAGAAAAAGCACCGGGAGTTGGTTGAAAGTTTAAACCGGGAACAACGAAAAAAGGAAGAAGAGTTGGCAAGGGCACGAAAGTTTTTTGAGGCTAAGATGAAGAGCCGGAGTGGTAGCGGTTCTTGTGTAATCCGGAATGTGGCCGGCAGGGTAAAGAATCCACTGGATTGGTTTGTGGTTGCCCGGGCTCAGGATCAGATCAGTGAGGCAGAAAAGTTAATAGCTGGGGAACTGAGTAAGTATAAAGTGGATTGGTACCGGGAGGTAGCTTTTGAAGGTTTGAAGTTTACTAACTACGGGTATGCCAGGTACGATTTCCTGATCCTTACACCTAAGGGTATCCATATGATAGAGTATGATGGCCGGAGTTCCCACAATACAAAGGAGCAAAAGGCTAAGGATCTGCTTAAGGATCAGTTCTGTTTTAATAATGGCATACCACTTACCCGGTACAACCGGCAGCATTATTACCACCTGGGCCGGGAGATAGCATTGCTAATGACTCAGTACAACATCCAAAAGAAGTAGCGGAGAACGGTGGTCGTGATCCACATCCGGTTTCCCGAACCAATGCGTTAGCAGTGCAAGCCTACCCTGGTAGATTCATTCTCCAATTGCGGAAAATACAGGAATCGAACCTGCACCGGCTCCTCACCGATGGTTACAGTTTTCAAGACTGCTTGTCCCCATGGACACTATCTTCCAAGTGTAGGAGTAGAGAGATTTGAACTCCCGAAGCCCGAAGGCACCTGATTTACAGTCAGGCCGTTTTAACCACTTACCTATACTCCTATATGTCGGACTGGTGGGAGTTGAACCCACACGACCCTTCCGGATCACAGGATTTTAAGTCCTGCACGTACTACCAATTTCATCACAGTCCGATGTACCCCGGGAGGGAGTCGAACCCTCAAAACTCTTGATCCTAAGTCAAGCGACTTTACCAGTTTGCCCACCGGGGTATAAAACAAAAAACCCTGCTCGTTTGATTGAGCAGGGTGCTTTGTAGTCTCGTATATCTATCCTATACAGCCACAGAGTTCCTGCTCGTTGATAACGAGAGGTACAAGTAACTATATAGGCTGATTGCTTTCATACTGCAATATTAAGATGCTCTTTCGAAACTACCAAACATTATGTAAAGATTTTTTACAAATGCCCCGGATATGTAAAGATTTTGGGTGAAATCTTTACATATAGTGTGACAGCGGGAGTCGAACCCTGGCTAAGAGATTCACAATCTCTCGTGCTACCGCTACACTACAGTCACCATGTTAGTAAAGCTGCCCGGGATCGAACCGGAGATTTCAGGACCAAAACCTGACGTGTTACCGCTACACTACAACTTCAGAGCCCAGGGCCGGGATCGAACCAGCTACCTTCTCCTTACAAGGGAGTTGTTCTACCAAGTGAACTACCCAGGCTTATTGCGGAAATGAGGGGATTTGAACCCATGAACTCACCGATTAACAGTCGGGTGCTGAACCAACCCAGCTCCATTTCCTTTTTATACTGCCCCCATCTTCAGATTTCATCTGGTAGGTGGTAGATCCTTGCCACTTGCACCGTGTAATTTCACAGTCAGGGGCAGTATAATTGTTGCGGAACATATGGGATTCGAACCCATGATCTCTGGCGTGACAAGCCAGCGTAGACTCCAGACTCCACTAATGCTCCATTCGTAGGGATTACAGGATTCGAACCTGTGCTTGCTTGGCCCCAAACCAAGTGAGAATAACCTGACTTCTCTAAATCCCTGAATTAAAAAACCCCCGGAGGTTATCCGAGGGCTTGTTATATTTTTGATACTTGATATCTATCTTCCATCAGCATCCATATAACGAGCCCTGCCGCAATCTTGCGGATTAGGTTGATTCGTTGTATGGTTGTTTGTGATCATGATGTAAAAGTAGATAGTCTTTACGAAACTACCAAATTTATTTTTGTGGAGCTCTTGGGCATCGAACCCAACTGATATTCTGCTTGCAAGGCAGATGACCACTCCGAGCAGTCCCGGGCCCCTGATTAACCTATATACTTTATAAAGTAGTTAGGTGGCAGTATTATATCATTAGCAACTTTATAGAATGTACTCATGTTCATCCATCTCTGTTGCTTGTTGTTCTCGCACTTGTAGTACAAGCCCGAGATTGTGTGTAATACTATGTCACCTACTTTTATCATGTAGGAATAAATGGAATTGAACCATTGACCTGCTCCTTATCAGAGAGCTGCTCTACCCCTGAGCTATACTCCTATGTGTGCACCTTCATGGGATTGAACCACGGACCTCCGCATTATGAGTGCGTTGCTCTAACCTACTGAGCTAAAGATGCATTGGTATTGATGACGGGACTCGAACCCGTGACCTTTGCCGTGAAAGGGCAACGCTCTAACCAACTAAGCTACACCAACATTATGAGCAGCAAGTGAGATTCGAACTCACAACTTCCGACTTGGAAGGACGGCTCTCTACCAATTGAGGTATTGCTGCTTTTTGAAGCGGGGGTGAGATTCGAACTCACGTAGACCGGCTTATGAGACCGGGCTGGTAGCCAACTCCAGTCTACCCCGCCATTTTATTTTCTTGTAGGCTCAAGAGGATTCGAACCTCTATCTCATGATCCGTAGTCATGTGTACTGCTCCATTGTACTATGTGCCTGTGTAGTCCCTATAGGATTTGAACCTATGACTCTCTGTATGTAAAACAGATGCTCTGCCAGACTGAGCTAAAGGACTATATGTTTTGTTCCCCCGGGTGGAATCGAACCACCATCTTCTGATTAAAAGTCAGAAGCTCTGGCCGTTGAGCTACGAGAGATTGTGTAAAAACAAAAATCCCGGAGCTGTTATGGCCCCGGGATCGGTATCGTTAGTTGTTCACACTACACAATAGGAATCCCGGGGCTCTGTTTCTCAGTGCCTCCGACCATCGCTATAATACGTATTGTGAACATTGTTTGTTGCTTTGTTACTGTTTTGCTTGGTGCAAAGATAACTACTCTTTTTTATTCCACCAACTTTTTTTCTCTATTTTTTTTCTCTATTTTTTTCTATCTCTTCAAAGCGTATCCTGGCCAGTTTTTCAGCTATCGTGAGAAGCTCCATGACCATACCTAGATCATTCGGCAGCTCAATGCTCTCTTGATAATCAATACTCTCATTCTTTACAGAGAGTATGAATTTGTTACCCTTGATGCTTGAGCGTATTAGTGTTCCATCATTCAACTTTGTATCCCGTAGGAGTTTCAAATCTGTAGATTGCATAAACTTTGTTTATTGGAAAGATAGTGCATCTTTTCATTCCACCAAACTTTTCCAAAACTTTTTTTGAGATCAGAACCGGAATCGAACCGGTGTTGCTATAGTTTTGCAGACTATACCCGCTACCAACATTGGGTATCTGATCTTTATGTGGTAAGAGTCGGAGTCGAACCGACATAGCCGGATTTTCAGTCCGGTGCATAGACCTGCTTTGCTATCTTACCAATTAAGAGAAGTGATGTATGTCCAACTACACCGAGTGTACCCAACCACTCCTTTACTTCTCTTTGCACGCACTCAAGGATTCGAACCCTGACCAAGAGGTTTGGAAGCTCTTGTGCTACCATTACACTAAGCACGCATAAAACAAAAAAGCCACCGGTTTATCCGATGGCTCAATATCTTTATAGCATGACATTACTTCCACCGGTGGCGTGAACTGCTAAACCAACAGAAAGTGTATAAACTTGTCATTCTCATGATGCAAAGATATACATATCCCTATGGATAAACAAAATCTTTTTTTAGAAACCCTCCAGGATCATTTTGCAAACTATGAGAAACTTTTGGAACAAGTTTCCAATTTTCAGTTTCCTAAAAATTTTTTCCCCCAAAATTTTGACCCAACCTTTTAGTTACGTCTATATTAGAGGGATAGTTGGGCTACCCTAATCAGCACAGGGGCCTATCGTGAGCTGCGGGGGTACCCCCCGTGACACTCAAAACCATTTTCTCAAACAATAAATGAAATGTTATGGACATTAAAACTATTTATCGAGTACTCGCATTAATCGAGCCACAGGTTGAGACAGCTCAGTTTGAGCACATCCATACTATCCTTCGCAAGGAGTATCTCATGGACGAAATCGAAACCCGTGAAGAGTATCTCAAGCGTAGAGTCAGGAACAGTGAGCTCATAGCACAGTACACTGAAGAACTGCCAAAACTACAAGCACTGCTTGCAGCCCTGTAAAGGGTTGTAAGTTTCTATCATATAAATAGTATTAATCTTAATAATCTTAATAAGTATCCTCTACAATCAATTATATCTTAAACAATTTAAAAACAAACAATTATGTCAAACACAAACAACGAGCGTACGCTCACAGCAGAACAAAGAGCAGCACTTAAATTCGCAACCAACACGTACTGCATCAAGCGAATGAAAGAAAACGGTGGCATGAAAGCAAGTCCAGTAATATTGCTGCCACAGTTCGAAGAAGACACAGATGGCAGGTGGGTACCAATCGAGAGCAACGGTATTCGCCCAACCAAGAAAGACGGTTTCATGTATGTGCGTTTCGGCATGGTCTATTCCACATTGACCAAAGACGGTAAAGCAGAAATCAAAGTCATGAAGACCAATATGTTCAATGCTGATGAGGATTTGGAAATGCTGCTTGAAACCTATGACATGACCATCGGTTCTGCATTCCCTAACAAAATACTCATCAAAGAGGAAACAGTAGACCATCCGGGCACTACATTGGGTGGTAACCTCAAGGGCGGCTATCAACAAAAGTTCTCAGGTAGCAGCAACATTCCATGTACATTCACAGGTACAAGAGAAGTACTTGATATGGAAACAGGGGAGCTCGTACCAAAGACATATGTAAACGCTCCAATATTCCACAGGGTACGTCTTGCGGAACCGGGTTCTGTAAATGTCCTTATTCAGCACACCAATACCGCAGAACTCAGCAAGTTCGCATCCGCAGCATGGCAGGAACTCAATAGCCCAAAAGCTCAATCCGCAGCACTCAAAGGTGCAGCAGCCAAAGCCGTAACCAA